AAAACGTTATGATTGGGATAACGCAACGTTGCAAAAGAAACGCAACGTTGCAAAAGAAACTGAAACTGGGAAAGAATGCAAAAAAAAACAGATTGAAGATGATTTAAGCAAGCTTGAGAAAAACTCAGAATTAACAGAAAAACAGCGACTTTTCTGCATGTATTACATTCGCTCATTTAATGCAACGAAATCATATCAAAAAGCATACGGATGTGATTATATATCTGCTATAAAAAGTGGTTCCAGAATGTTGACATTTGCTGACATTAGAAACGAAATTAATCGTCTAAAACAGAGCCGAATGAATAGGGAGCTACTGGACGAGCATGATATCTTCCAAAAGTATATGGATATAGCCTTTTCCGACATCACCGATTACCTGCAATTTGGCACGGAGGAAATCCCAGTGATTGGAGCTTTTGGAGTACTCAAGGATAAGGAGACTGGTAAGCCAATTACAAAAATTGTAAACACGGTTCGGTTCAAGCCCTCTGCCGAAGTAGATGGTACGATCATATCAGAGGTTAAGCAAGGCAAAGACGGGGCAAGTATCAAGCTAGCTGACCGTATGAAAGCACTTGATTGGCTAGCAACGCATATGGACTTAGCTACAGCCGAGCAAAAGGCAAAGATAGCACAGATCAACGCACAAACCGAGCGGCTAAAGCAGGATAACGAGCAGGAGGAGCTTGCTGATGACGGATTCCTGCAAGCACTTGAAGGTAATGCCGCTGCGGATTGGGAGGGCTGGACAGATGAGCCTAGTGAAGAAAGTTAAACAGTTTTTTCATTTTAAACCATTCTCTCCAAAGCAACGTAAGGTGCTTAATTGGTGGTGTGATACATCCCCAGTAAAAGATATGGAGGGCATCATTGCAGATGGTGCTATTCGGTCAGGGAAAACGCTGAGTATGTCACTGGCTTTCGTATTTTGGGCTATGACTACCTTCAGGAGCCAAAATTTGGCAATGTGTGGTAAAACCATTGGATCATTTCGCCGCAACGTCCTCTTTTGGCTAAAGCTGATGCTAAGAGCCAGAGGCTATAAAGTAGAAGATCATCGAGCTGACAATCTGATTGTCATATCGAGAGGAGAAACGGAGAACTACTTTTATGTCTTTGGCGGCAAGGATGAGCGATCACAAGACTTGATACAGGGTATCACACTTGCAGGTGTATTTTTTGATGAAGTGGCTCTTATGCCTGAGAGCTTCGTTAACCAAGCGACAGGACGTTGCTCTGTTGATGGTTCAAAATTCTGGTTTAACTGCAATCCTGATTCACCTTCACATTGGTTCAAGGTAAATTGGATAGATAAGCGCAAGGAAAAGAAACTAATTTACCTGCACTTTACAATGGACGATAACCTCTCACTCTCAGAAGAGATCAAAGAGCGATATCGTAACATGTACGTGGGAGTGTTCTATAAGCGTTATATTCTCGGACTCTGGTGCATAGCTGAGGGACTTGTATATGATATGTTTTCGAAAGAAGAGAACGTGTTGAAAGAAGAACCTGACACAATCGGAGATTATTACGTTTCTTCTGATTTTGGTATCCAGAACGCAACGACATTTCTGCTTTGGCGCAGAATTGCAGGAACAGACGACTGGCTATGCCTAAAAGAATACTACTACAGTGGGCGAGAGAATAGTCAGCAAAAGACAGTAGGACAGCTTGTAGACGGACTTGCGGAAATGCTAAATGGAATCAAGCCAAAGCAGGTAATCATTGACCCCTCTGCTGCTGCGCTGAAAGTAGAGGTAAGAAACCGAGGGCTGCATGTAAAGGATGCGGATAACGATGTAACGAATGGAATTTCAGACGTTTCAACCATGCTGCAAACTAGGCGATTAAAGTTTATGGCTTGCTGCGAATACACCATAAAAGAGTTTGGGGCTTACGTGTGGGATCAGAAAGCCCTAGACCGAGGAGAGGAGAAAGTGGACAAGGAAAGTGATCATTGCATGGATGCAGTACGATATTTTGTAAGAACCAAGAGATTGATAAAAAAGACAAGAGCCGCACTTGATGCAGCAGTAGCAAGCGGCAATTACATGCTGTAAGGAGATCAGATTGAAAACATATCAGGATTTAATAAAAATTTCATCAGATGAGGGTAAGGGCGAGTTCTGTGTTGAGGCTGTGGCAGAGTTTAGAGCAACTAAGGAGTATGCAGAAGCCAAGGACGGTGAGCGGTACTACAATAAGCACAACGCCACAATAGAGCAGTTCCAGAAGTTTTTATATACTGTAAGCGGTAAGCAGGTAAAAGATATTTTTTCGGCAAATTACAAGCTTAAAACGCTCTTTTTCCGCAGACTGTGCCAACAGCAAGTGCAGTATGTACTAGGAAACGGCTTGAAGCTGGAGAAGCCAGAGAACAAAGAAAAGCTTGGGAAAGATTTTGATTTTAAGTTACAGCTTGCAGCAAAAAGAGCGATGGCAGGCGGTAGGGCGTTCGGTTTTTGGAACCTGGATCATCTGGAAGTGTTCGGGTATGCTGATACACCATCGCAGCCGGGTTTCTGCCCTCTGTACGATGAGGAGACTTCACAGTTGATGGCAGGAATCAGATATTGGTATCGCCAGATTGGGTCTGACACTACCTTTCACTGCACACTGTACGAGCCAGACGGCTATACCAATTATACACAGACCAACAACGACCCAGTGCAAATGAGGGATAGAAAGCACGGATATATCAGAACAGTAAAGCGCACGGCTGTAGGAGTGGATGATGAGATAGAAAGCAACTACGCAGGGCTGCCGATCATTCCACTATATGCCAATGATTCACACGAGAGCGAATTAGTGGGTATCAAAGAGAGTGTGGATTGCTATGATTATATCAAGAGCGGATTGGCGAATGACATTGACGATACAGCAGGATTTTATTGGATATTGAAAAATGAAGGTGGAATGGACGACCCAGACCTTGCGAAGTTCATTCAGCGTATGAAGTCCGTGAGAGCAGCTGTAGTTGAGGACGGAACCGAAGCTGAAGCACATACACTAGAGATCCCAACGGATGCAAGAAATACCATGTTGGAGATTTTGAGACGTGATATATACGAGGATTTCCAAGCTCTGGATGTGTCCACTCTCTCGGCAGCTGCAAAGACTACGCAGGAGATTCAGGCGGCTTATCAGTCGCAAGATAATAAGTGTGCGGATTTTGAGTATTATGTTTTGGATTTCGTGCAAAAGGTTCTTGAACTCGCAGGAATCAGCGACAATCCTACTCTTGCTTGGAACAGAGTTGTAAACCAAAGTGAGCAGACAAACATGGTGCTATCAGCTGCAAACTATCTTTCTGACGAGTGCGTTATACAGCATCTGCCATTCCTCACACCAGAAGAGGCAATGGCAGAAATTGAAAAACGGCAGGATGAAGAAATTAAAAGATTTTCAGCAGACGATGAAGAGGACGAGGATGACGAAGATGAAGGGACTGATACTAAGTGAGTAGTTACTCCGACAAATACACAGAAAAAAGGCTGAGAGAGGTAGAAAAGCGGCTACAACAGGTATATCAGGAAGCGCACAAAGAACTGAAAGAAAAGGCTACGGAGTACTTTAAAGCGTTTCAATCACGCTATCTGAAAGAGTATAACGCATACATGGAAGGGAAATATACAGATGCAGAGTTCTTCCAGTGGATCAACAATCAGGTAGCACGAGGGGCGAGGTGGGAAGCTCTGAGAGATCAGATGGCAAGGCGACTCACTGATGCAAACAAATTGGCGGCTGACTATATCAACAACGTTACCCCTGAGGTGTTCCGCGAGAACTACAACTACTCAGCCTATGAGATTGAGAAGGGAAGCGGCATAAGCTTTGATCTTCTGGACGAGGACACAATCAGGAGACTGTCTGAGGGTGAGATTGAGTTGCTACCACCTGCAAGAGTAGATATCCCAAAGGATGAGCGATGGAATCGCCAAAAGGTGCAGAATGCAGTGCTGCAAGGTATCTTACAAGGGGATGCGGTGAGTGATTTAGCCAAAAGGCTAGAAAACGTCACCAACATGAACCGCAGCGCAGCTATCAGCAATGCAAGGACGATGATAACAGGTGCGCAGAATGGTGGGCGGCAGGAAAGCTATAACCGTGCCTCTGCCATAGGGATTGAAATACAGAAAGAATGGATGTCGGCAAACGACAACCAAGTGAGAAATTCACACAGGCAATTAAACGGAGTAAGGGTGAGGTATGACGAGCCTTTCCCAAACGGCTGTATGTACCCTGCTGACCCTAAAGGCAAGCCGTGCGAGGTATACGGCTGCCGCTGCACTATGGTAGCAATCACGATACATGCAGACCAGACGAGGAGAAACGATCACAGCGTAAAAAGCTATAAGGAGTGGAAACAGAGACATGGGAAGTAGCATAAGAATTGAGATTGATAATACTGATGCTGTTATCCGTGCCAGCCGCGATCAAATCAAAAAAGCACTAGAGGAGTGCGGACTGACAGCGGAACGATATGCCAAGGAAAAATGTCCAGTAGATACTGGAAACCTGCGCAATAGCATCACACACCAGATGGACGGAGATAACAAGGTACTGATAGGTTCTAATACCTCTTATGCAGCGTATGTTGAATTAGGTACTGGGAAGTATACGGACGGGGGTAGAAAAACCTCGTGGGTATACGAGGATAGCAAGGGTAACTGGCACATGACAAATGGGCAGAAAGCGCAACCATATTTAAAGCCTGCACTTGCAAATCATACAGATGAGTATGCAAAGATTATACGAGAGAATTTGGAGAGCTGAAAGGCTCTCCTTTTTGCGCATATTGGCACAAAATCAATCAAACTATCACCTACACTTATGATAGCTGCACAGCATAGCAGAGACGGCTATAGGGCAAGCAAGCCCACCAAAGCAAAGGAGATATAGCAAAATGGCATTAAAAAAATCAGATTTGAGAGCAGTTTTAAAGAATGAGAATGCAACTGATGAGGAAAAGATTTCCGAGATTTTAGACTTGGCACACGCTGAGGTAGACGCGATCAAGACCGAGCGTGACAATTTCAAGACTCAGCTTGATGAGGCTAAGAACGGCAATGACACCAAGACGAGTGAGTGGAAAGCCAAGTATGAGTCCGAGCATGATGCTTTCGAGAAGTACAAGGCAGATCAGGCGCAAGCGGTAGAGCTTAAAGCGAAAGAAAACGCTTACAAGCAGTTGCTTACCGATGCAGGGGTTTCCAACAAGTTGGTTGATCTGGTAGTTAGGGCGAGCGCAAAGCAGATTTCTGACATCAAGCTAAAAGATGGCAAGATCGAGGGAGCTGACGAGCTTACAAAGTCCATCAAGGCAGAATACAAAGATTATATCGTAGACACGGAGAAGAAAGGCGCAAACCTTCCAAATCCACCAAAGAACGATGAATCAAATGATTTTGAGAAGATGAGCCTTGGAGACAAGATGGCTTACGCAAATGAACACCGAGACGCACCAGAAGTTAAAGCATGGCTCTCTAAGTAAAGGAGTAGATAAACATGGGTGTATTTGATAGCAAACACTTTAATAGTGAGGTATTTGGAAAGTACCTCGAAACCGTGCCGAGAATCAAGCAGAATGCTTTCTTGAAGGCAGGAATTTTCAGAGACAGACCAGAATTAAAGACAATGCTTGCTGAGAACACAGGCGGCAACTATGCATCTATCCCAATGGTAGGATTGATTGGTGGCGATTCACAGAATTACGATGGAAATACCACTATCACAACCACAGGCATTGATACTTACTTGCAGGGCATGATTGCTTATGGACGTGCCAAAGCATGGAAAGAAAAAGATTTTACACACGATATCACAGGGCATGATTTTATGGCTGAGATTGCAAAGCAGGTTGGAGGCTACTGGGACGATGATCAGCAGCTTAACATTCTTGCGATCTTAGAGGGCATTTTCTCCATGACAGCGACTAACGATAAAAAGTTCGTAGACGCTCACACACTGGATATCACGGAAGAAACGGAAAAGACTGTTAATGCAACAACACTCAACAGTGCTATTCAGAAGGCGGCAGGAGCTAACAAGAATATCTTTTCCCTCGTGATCATGCACTCTCAGGTATCAACCAATCTGGAGAACATGCAGCTCTTGCAGTATGGCAAGGGAGTAGACGCTAACGGAGTGGAAAAGGAACTTGCACTTGCAACATGGAACGGCAGAACCGTTCTGATTGATGATGATGTGCCGTTTGATGAGGAAACAGGTGCATACACTTCTTATATTCTCGGCAGAGGATCAATGGACTACTGCGACATCGGTGCAACAGTCCCTAATGAAACAACACGTGATCCTCTGACTAATGGCGGTGAAGATATTCTTGTAACTCGCCAGAGAAAGGTAATTGCACCAAGGGGTATTACCTTCAAGAAGCCTACAGGCATTATTTCCCCTATGCCGACAGATTTTAAGACAGCAACCAACTGGACATTGGTAGAGAACACCAAAGGTACTAAGATCGATCACAAGGCGATCCCGATTGCACGTATCAAGTCTTTAGGCTAAGAAAGGTGGGGCTATGCTGTATCAGGTATTAACACACATACGCAACTTTTTTGTTGCACCTAATGGCACACATGAGGGTGTTTTCACACTCCGAGATAATAATATCTACATTGATGATGCAGGAGTACAGCAGCCCATCACCTTTCTGCAAGAGGGGCAATATTTTCTGGTTCAAGGCTCTGTCTTTCACGATGGGGTGTATAGATATCCTTGCGAATGCAGAGTGGAGGAGCGATTTACCGGTTCGATTTCCGCCCTCTGCATACCGCAGGAAGTCGTTGATCTTGCACTGGATATCGAGGAGTGGCAGAAGAAATACGGAGACCCTACACCGTATATGTCAGAGTCCTTTGGCGGCTATAGCTATACCAAGGCGACTCAAGGAAGCACTGGAACGGCTACCTGGCAGGAGGCTTTCAGAAACCGCCTGCACACATGGAGGAAGATATGAAACTTGTAGAAAATATGATGGAAGATTGTAGACTGATTGAGAAAAAGCGTGTGCCAGATGGCGCAGGAGGCTTTCAGACTACATGGGTAGAAGGGGCAGGCTTTCAGGCGGCTATTAGCCGTGATACATCCCTAGACGCTCGTGTCGCTGAGAAATCAGGGGTAACAAGCGTTTTTACAATTACGACTCATAGATCATGTCAGCTTGCATATCATGACGTTTTCAAGCGGCTTTCGGACGGCAAGACCTTCCGCGTAACCTCTGATGCAGGAGACAAGGTATCACCGCAGGTATCAGGATTAGATATGGCACAGGTAACAGCAGAGAAGTGGGAGTTAACAACATGATGGATCAGGTAAACATAATGGGTTGCAATTACAAAATCGTCAGAGTAAGCCGCGACCAATATAAAACATGTGAGGGTGCTGATGGATGGTGTGATTTCTACGGAAAGAAAATTTACTATGTAGACCCTGAGACAGACCCCGATAGTGATCCAATTGCAACATCGCCAGAGGAACTAGTAAAGCAGGTTTTAAGGCACGAGATTGTTCATGCTTTCCTCGCAGAGTCAGGGCTTACTTTTAACTCACACAGCATTGTCGGTGCATGGGCGATGAATGAAGAAATGGTGGACTGGATTGCATGGAACGGTGGCAAACTGCATAAGGCATGGAAGGAGACAGGGTTAGTTGAGTAAAGATAAGGCACTACAGGCATGGTTTACGGCTTTTGGCATGACAGCTTATCCTTCCACATCCGTTCCTGATGACACGGTTTTTCCGTGGCTGACCTATGAGTATATCACAGGCAGCTTTGGGGATCCTGACATGGCTATAGTAGTCAACATGTGGTTTTGGACGGAATCGGAGTCAATCCCTAACCAAAAAGCCGAGGAATTTAGAAAATATATCTTAGAACATGATTTGATTGAGTGTGACGAGGGCTTGATCTGGGTAAAAACTGGTGTTCCGTGGTGTCAGTCCCTCACGGACGAGACATCACCGACGGTAAAACGCAGATACATGAACGTCACACTTGAGTATTTAACGAGGTAAATAATATGGCAAAAATGGCAACAAAACTGCCAGAAAATGTTTTTGAGCATATCCAAATGAATGCAGGTATCTTGCTTTCTGAGTTTGACCCTCAGACGTGGACGGTATCTATAGCAAATATTTTGGGTGCAACTTCTGGCGGTATCAATTTTACAGATACACCATCTTTCGTTGACTATGGTGAGGATATTGATAATTGTCCTAAGAATACGAAGGAATTAAAGCAGATCGAAAGCCGTGAGATCAAGGCATCTGGCACTTACGTCTCCATGACACCAGAACAGGCTAAGTCCTTAGCAGCAGGCGCAGACCTTGACACGTCAAAGCTCAAGATCACACCAAGAGATGATTTACAGGATTCTGATTTTGCAGATATCTGGTTTGTAGGCGATTACGGCAATGGTGGTGCAATCGCGATCCACTTGCAAAATAGCTTATCAACAACTGGATTTGCTTTGCAGACAGGTGACAAAGTGAAAGGTACATTTGCGTTTGAGTACACAGCACACTACACCTTAACGTCACCAGATACCGTACCGTATGAAGTACATTTTAAAAAGGGAACAGGTGATACATGATGAAGCTATCTGATGTAAAAGGTGATCGTGTACTTGATGTACTGGCTGATTTGATTGCACCAGTAACTAACATTGCGATTGATGATAAGGCAGCAGCTATCTTTAAAAAGGCGGTTGTGCCAGAAGAAGAAAAGAAAAATACAGTAATCAAGCGACTGAAAGAAAATCTGCCTGCGCTTATCAAAGGGCATAAAGCTGATTTGATCGAGATTATGTGCATTATCTCTGGGCAGAGTAAGAAAGAGTATGTTGAGAATCTCTCTCTTGCAAGCTTTACCAAGGATTTGATTGATTTGATTACTGATCAGGAATTTCAGCGACTTTTTTAACAAGCGCAGACAAAGAGACTCGGAAAGTGTTGTGGCTAGCTATAGGAGAGTATAGAGGGCGCACGCTTTCTGGCTTTTTTACATATGTGCAAGCACGGCAGGCACAGTATATGGAAGAGCTGATGTATAGAGTCTATGTTACTGATGCGCTGCAAAAGATCGCTGAAAACACTGCAAATTTTGCAGGAGGGCATATAATGCCATATCGTTTTTATGATGCCGTGTATGGAGACGGAAAGGAAAAAGAAAAAGAGAGTGCGGAGGAAATTGTCAGAAATGTAACGAGTAAAGCAGGATTGGAGGTAACGATTTGAACATACTTGATCTTGTTGCAGGTATCAGCCTTGATTCATCAGAGATGGAAGAGGGACTTGAAAGCCTTGCAACACGAGCTGCCGCAAAAGGAAAGCTTATTGCGGATGCTATTGGAACTGTTGCCTCCAAAGGCTTTGATTTGCTCAAAGGAGCGATTACATCATCGGTTGATACTGGTATGTCGTTTGATACTGCGGTATCACAGATTGCAGCGACAACAGGTCAGACGGTAGAGCAAATCGGAGACTTGAAGGCTGCAGCTGAACTGATGGGCGCAACGACAAAATTTACGGCAACTGAGGCAGCAGAAGGTATCAATATATTATCGCAGGCTGGCATGTCGGCGGCTGATATTTTAAACGAAGATGCCAACGGAGCTACCCTTTTAAGTACGACACTTGATCTTGCTTCGGCTGGCGCAATGTCGATGGAATCCTCTGCTACATACCTTACATCATCATTGAAAGGCTTTCGCAAAGAGGGCAAATCCGCGGCATACTATGCAGATTTGATGGCTAAGGGTGCTACCCTTGCAAATACTAATGTAAGCGGTTTGGGAGAGGCATTATCTGGTGTATCTGCCAATGCCTCAGCTTACGGGCAGGCTTCTGACTCTGTAACGCTGTCTTTGTTGAAGCTGGCAGAAGCTAATGTTGTTGGCTCGAATGCAACGACTGCGCTTAACTCTGCAATGTCTGAGGTCTACACACCTACAGATCAAGCCAAAAAGGCTTTGGATAGCTTGGGAGTATCTGCATATAACGCTGATGGAACTGCACGTGACTTTAACGATGTGGTAGATAATCTCACAGGGGCACTATCTGGAATGACGGATCAGCAAAAGAACGCTACCCTTAATACTATCTTTGGTGTGCAAGGGCTTGATGCATACAATAAGATGGCGGCTGTATCGGCTGATAAAACAAACGAGTTTAAAGCGGCTCTTGCAGATGCAGGTGGTTCGGCTGCATCACAGGCACAGACTCAGCTTGATAATTTGGGCGGTTCTTTTACCCTTTTAAGCTCTGCAACTGATGGACTTAAGCTTGCGTTTTACAATCTCTTTTCCAAGACACTCAAGGACGGCGTAGACCTTACTACAGACTCAATCACTATACTAACCGATGGGTTAAGCTCTGGAGGCTTACTGGGACTTGTAAAGTCTCTTGGGGGTGTCGCTGATAACGCAGTAACCAAGCTGCTAGGGAAACTTAGCTCTCTCACCAAGTTACCTCTGGTATCGTGGTTTAAGCAGATCAAAAAGACAGGTGCAAATGCTTTTTCGGGTCTGGGCGGTGCTGTTAAAACTCTTTTCTCTGCATTTAATCCAGTGATTGATGCGGTAAAAGAGTTTTTGGGTATCACAGATGATGCAGGTGGCACACTCGATAATGCACGAGCTAAGATGGATGCAGGTAAGGCAGCTCTTGAAGCTATCAAGCAAGTGATTAATGCCGCAGGGCAGGTTGTAACATGGTTTGTATCAGTTCCACTAACTGGGCTTGCAAATATCCTTGGGCAAAGCTTACTTGCTAAATTTAACATTTTAAAAGCTGTATTTACATCGGCTGTTGATTTTATATCAAGCTTGCCTATCATGGACTGGCTTGAAAAGCTTCAAAGTGCTTTCTCTAGTGCGTTTGATTCCATTGCAAGTGCGATTTCACCATTAGTTGATGCAGTGCTTAATTTTTCCAATTATCTGTTGAGCCTGGTAACTGATTTTTCAGACGCAGGGACACAAAGCACAGCGTTTGGAACTGCATTATCAGTGCTTAATGTGATTGTTGATGGCATTGCAACTGCGATCCAGTTTGCAGGTGATATTATCTCTGGTGTTATCTCAGTACTAGCGCAAGCGATCAACCAGATTGTAACTGATGCACAGACAGATGGTACGCTTATCAACTCAATTATCACTGGCATTCAGTCAGCAGTGGAGACTGCATTTGCGATAATTGCGGATGTATGGCAAAACGTATTACTACCAGTTTTTACTGGCATCTATACATGGCTATCTGAAAATATCGGCCCGATATCAATGGAGGTTTTTAATGCTCTCGGTGAAGTTGTAACGGCTGTTTTTTCGGTGATTGAGGCAGTTTGGAACAACGTATTGCTGCCAGTATTTACCGCTTTGTTGTCCTCGCTTGAAGATAACATAAAACCGCTTTTTGAGACTACTTTTCAAGCAGCACAAGAAGCTGTCAGTGTAGCATTCCAGATGATTGCAGACACTTGGGAAAACCACTTGAAACCTTGTTGGGACGCAATCAAGACTTTCGCAGATGAAACGCTTTTGCCATGTTTTCAAGCGATTGGAGATTTCCTTAGAGAAAATCTTAAACCAGTATTTGATGAGGTTTTTAAGGCGGTATCAGAGAGTGTAACAACGGCTTTTGATACAATCGTAAGTTGGTGGGATAATGTTTTGAAGCCGCTTTTTGATGGAATGCTAGATTTTGTAACTAACATCTTTTCAGGCAAATGGAGTGATGCTTGGAACGGAATTGTAAGTACATTTTCGACTGTTTTTGCAGGCATTATAGAGTTTGCAAAAACACCAATCAATGCAGTTATCAAGTTGATTAACGGTGCAATAGCTGGCATAGAGTCGGCTTTAAATGCGGTTATCGGAGCGATGAACAAAATCTCAGTAACAATTCCAGATTGGGTTCCGGGCTTTGGTGGCAGCAACTTTGGAATCAATATACCGACTGTCGGATTTGGAAGAATCGGAGAGCTTGAAAAAGGCGGTATCTTGCGAAAAGGACAGAAAGGATTGCTAGAGGGAAAAGGTGATGAGGCTGTTGTACCTCTGGAAAAGTCAGAAGGATGGCTCAACAAGCTTGCTGAGAAGATGAACGGAAACAAGAAGCCTACACAAGTAACAGTAGTGATAGAGGGATATGACAAGGATAAGAAAGAGCTTGCAGAAGCTGTAGCTGAGGAGGTATCAAAGCAGATGGCAGACGATTATGACAGAGATAGGAGGGTATTTGCATGATGCACTACTTGATATATAATGGCGAGTCCTCTGCCGACTACGATCTTTTAGTGGGAGCGCAAAACACTTTTAACGCTCCCAAAAGAAGCGTAACAAAGTATACGATACCTGGCAGAAACGGAGATTTAATCAAAGATAATGGATGCTTTGAAAATATCTCAGTAGCCTACACTATAGTGTGTAAGAATCGGTTTGAGAGCCTTGCGGACTCTATCAGCGCATGGCTCAAAAGCCCTACAAGCTATTGCAGGCTAGAGGATAGTCACCATCCAGAGTACTACAGGATGGGACTTGTGACGGATGCTATTACCTATACAACTGGGACACTCAATCACAGTGCAAAAGCCACAGTGACTTTTGATTGCAAGCCCCAGAAATGGCTTATAGAGGGCGAGCAAAAGCAGACGTTTACCGCAGCAAGTACAATTTACAATCCAACCAAATTTACATCGTTACCACTTGTAAGAGTATATGGCAGCGGTGCAGGTACGGTGACAATTGTGGGGCATCTTATCACCCTCAAATCTATCAATGGCTACATAGATTTAGATTCAGAATTGCAGGATTGCTACAAAGATACGGCTAACCTTAATTCGCAGGTTGTACTTGCAACAGGTTTCCCACAGCTCAAATCTGGAACGAATGCAGTCACTTTTACTGGCGGTGTAACAGCCGTAGAAATTACTGGAAGGTGGTGGACAATTTGATTCCTATTTTATACGCAGCGACTGAGAAAGAGTTTAAATCGCAAGGCTTAGGAGCTTTGGTGGATGCGATCACTTGCAAAGTCACTGAGGAAAGAAACGGCTCATATGAGTTGACGATGACTTACCCTTTGAGTGGTCAGCATTTTGAAGATTTGGAGCTGTCAAGAATTATCAAAGCCGTACCGTCTTACAAAACCGACACAGAACCGTTTCGCATCTACGCTATCAGCAAGCCATTAAGCGGAATTGTAAAAGTAAGTGCGGAGCATATCTCATATCAGCTATCACACATACCAGTAACACCCTTTGAAGCATCTAACGTAGTTGAGGCGATGGATAACCTCAAAAAGTACTCAGCAGAGGATAACCCTTTTTCTTTCTGGACTAGCAAAGAAACGCAAGCAAAAATGGCTTTTACGGTTCCGACCTCTTGCCGTGCTCTGCTTGGTGGTGTAGAAGGGAGCATTTTGGATACCTACAAGGGAGAGTATGAGTTTGCTGGGTACACTGTAAAGCTACATCAAAACCGAGGATCGAATAAAGGTGTAACGATTCGTTATGGCAAGAACCTCACTGATTTAAAGCAAGAGGAAAGTATTGCAAACACGATCACAGGTATCTGCCCTTTCTGGAAAAGTGAGGAAGCCGAAGAGGTTGTAACACTTCCAGAAGTATCAGTGTACAGCAAGTACGCAAATAACTTTCCGTATAAACGGACTGCGGTACATGATTTTTCGGCAAGCTTTGAGGAAAAACCAACCGTAGAACAACTTAGAGCCAAGGCAGAAAGCTACATTACGCAGAGTGGTGTAGGTGTGCCTGATGTATCCCTTACGGTATCTTTTGTGGTACTGTCTCAGTTTGAGGAGTACAAAAACATTGCTGCATTAGAGTCTGTCAACCTCTGTGATACAGTAAACGTTATTTTTGAAAATTTGGGCATCAACACAACTGCAAAAGTTGTAAAAACCGTGTATGATGTGCTACTTGATAAATACGATAGTATCACGGTTGGAAGTACTCAAAACAGCCTCACCAAGAAGCTCACAGAGATTGACGAGAACACGCAAGAGGAAATCAACAAGGAAACCTCTGCCAGAAAAAGAGCGATTACAGAGCTTGTAAAGAAGGTAGAGCAGGGCAGCGGTTTGTATGTAACTGATAAAGGAACTGGCGGGGCGCATGATTGGTTTTTGCATGATAAGCCAGTTCTTGAAGAATCTCAGACCATCATTCGTATCAATGATGGTGGCATAATTTTTTCTATTGATGGTGGTGAGACTTACAACGGCTTAGATTGGAGCGGTACAGCAATCTTGCAAAAAATTTACACTGTGGGCATCAACGCAGCGTATATAGATACTGGACAGCTAAAGGTTGTAGATAACACTGGAAAGACTCTTTTTTGTGCTGATATGGACTCAGGCGAAGTAACTATAAACTCTGGCTTGCTTAAAGTTGGTGCAGGATACATTAACACTGACGGACGTTTTAAAATTGGCTCTATGTATTCGCAGGGTGGAGTATATAACAAAGATACAGGGATATACGAGCGACAAGACGTTTGCTTTGACAAAGCAATCTTTATCAATTACGGAATTGAGCTTTACGGTAACAACGACTCAGCTGAGGGCATTGCATACTGTGATTTTCACTCTGGGTCAGACGTGACGACAGGTGATAGTTTGTATGATTACACTGGACGTTTGCAAAACTATCTTGCGCCTGCTGGGACAAGTGAGTTTACGTTTTCTGGAAAAAAGAAAGTTGATGATACAGAGGCAGGTACTTGCACAGTAGCAGTAAACGGAACGGTTGTGCATTCATCTGACAGGCGATTAAAAGATAACATTGAAGATATATCTTGTGATACTGCAACAGACTGGATAATGGCTCTAAACCCAGTGAAGTATAATTATAAAGCTGATAGTGAACTCAAAGTGCATCATGGACTTGTATATCAAGAGGTACAGGAAACCGCCAAAGAATTATCTATGGATAATCTGGCATTGCTTCAAGAGTTCCGAGGAGCTGATAAAGTGGTTTACGGTGCTATCGGATACGAAGAACTGATAGCCGATCTCATAAAAGTGGTACAAAATCATGAGAAAATTTTGAGAGGAGAACAAAATGATTAAAGCAATTTATGATTTGGATATGACACCAAGAAGAAGCCTTCCAATCATCATCAACGTTTCGCAGAATGATGATCTTGGAAGAACGCTCGTCTTTAACCTCTTTTCTTCAACTGGAACATGGACAGCACCAGACAGTGCAACAGCAACTCTTGAAGGTGGAAAGCCAGATGGAAAATTCTTTTCTTTTAACTGTACATACTCTAAGGGGACTGTAACAGCGATTATTCAACAGCAGATGACAGCGGTATCTGGAAAAGTTGTTTGTAAGGTCAAGATACAGTCTGGAAACAAGGTAATTGAGTCTGCGCCAATCTACATGATGGTAGATGCAGCAGGCATTCCAGATGGTGCAGACATGTCTAAGTCTGATGTTAACGATGCAGTGGCAGCGGCTACTAAAAAGATTGTTGAGCAGGTAGCAGGAAGTATACCAGAGGACTATAGCGCACTTAACAAATCAGTTGATGAGCTAAAGCAGGATTTAGGTGATACTTCAAATGAATTGTATAAAAAAGAAGAGAGAGAAATTGCTGTTGATTCGTCTGATTACAACTTATTAGAAAATAAAGTTGCGTATATTGATACTAATAATGAAGTTATGACTTATGAAAACGCAAACGCTTATGTGATGCACAAAAACGTTATTAGTGGAGAAAAATATAGAATACTGTCACAAACACATGGTAGTGTAAACACATTGCTATATGCTATATGTGATTCGAACGGTAAAGTGATAAATTCAGCAAAAATGGGTGTTCCTATTAACACTTATATCACAACTGAAATAACAATACCTGATAATGGTGTTGAAATGTATTTGAATGAATTTCCAACACAGACATATCCCTTAGTAGTTAATAAAATAGAAACTATAAATATTTCTAAAATAAACGGAAAAGAAACTGTAAATTGTTGGGGTGATTCACTCATTCGTGGAGTGGGGGTTGGTGATTCATATTCTAAAGCATTCCCATATGTTTTACACGGCTTACTTGATGGTAGAAAAGTGATTAATTGTGGCGTAGGCGGGGAAAACACGATTAACATAGCTTCAAGACAAGGTGGTTTACCAAATATTGTAAAGCCATTTACCATACCTGCAAATGCAAGTAAAGTAGAAATTGAATTAACTAACATATATGGTGACAGTACTGGCATTTTGTTACAAGGCGGTTCGGCATTAGACCCAACGACAGGTAAATATGTTATGACCGCACAAATAAATCCCTGTTCTATCAATGGAGTAGAGGGTACACTTACCTATGAAAATGAAAAATATTATTTTTCTCGTTCCGAAAATGGAGAGTCCGTAATTGTTTCTCGCCCAACTCCCTTAATTACTTATGCAATGAAATCAATGCGTGATAATATTAACATTATATGGATTGGAACTAATGGTGGGTTTACTACCTCAGCCGAACTGATTGAATGTATAGAAGCAATGATTGACTATATGAGTCCTATCAACAAAAAATATATTGTGATTGGAGTCCATCACTTAGTTAGTACAGTTACCGAAACGTTTGAAACGATAGAAAAAAATATGTCAATACATTTTGGCAGACATTTTATAAATCAAAGAAAATATATGCTTGAATATGGCTTATCTGATGCAAGGATTACTCCAACAGCTGAAGATATAACAGCCATTTCGCAGGGTAAAATACCACCATCTTTACTATACGATGATGTACATTATAATGATAAAGGCTACAATATAATTGCTACTCTTGCTTCTGAACGTGGAAAAGAACTTGGCTACTGGCAATTAGCTAAATTAGGCTATAGTTAATCACTTACACCGATATAAAAGTCAGTGTGGCAGGAGGAAAGAACTTGAAAAGATACCGTTTGGTGCGTGCTGATCCGCACACGAAAGAAACTAAAAAAACTCAAAATAAGGAGAAAATAGCATGGCACTTTTAGAAACTCTGATACCTGCTTGTATATCAGCAGGAGTTACCTTGCTTGTGTGCCTCATCAATAACCATGGACAGCAGGAACGCACACGGGCACTTATGGAATATAAGTTGGATGAGCTTGCAAAAAGAGTTGATAAGCACAATTCGGTGATTGAGCGGACTTATAATCTTGAAAAGGACATGGCGGTTGTAATGGAAAAAATCGGTGTAGCAAATCACCGTATCAAAGACTTGGAACAGGAGGAAAAAGAGGAATGAAGAAGTGGTTAAAAACCGTAGGTATCAGATGCGTTAAGACTATGGCGCAGGCAGCAATTGGAGTCATCGGCTCCTCTGCCATGCTTGCCGAGGTAGACTGGAAGGTGTGCTTGTCGACCGTTGTGTTGGCAGGTATCACTTGTATCTTGATGAATGTGAGCCAGATCAAGGAAACGGAGGTATGAAAATGAAAGCTATGTTATCGCAGCCAATGGCGGGCAAAACTGATGAGGAAATTGTTGCAACAAGAGAAAAGGCTATCAAGGTTTTAAAGGAAAAAGGCTATGAGATTGTAAATACACTTTTCACAGATGAATGGTACAGCGCGGAAAAGATGGAAGAACGCGGTGTTGTACAAATTCCGCTTTGCTTCTTAGCCAAGTCTCTGGAAAATATGAGTTTGTGCCACGCAGCATACTTTTGTAAGGGTTGGGAAAATGCTCGTGGATGCCGTATTGAACATGCTGCGGCATTAGCCTATGGGCTTGATATCATCTACGAGGAGGATTAATAATGGTTAGAGTAGGTAGTGCGCGTATTGATGAGAATGGAAAATTGATGGGTGGACAGGCAGGAGATCAGACAGGGCAGGAAGTAGCTGTAGAAGCATGGTATCGCCATGATAAGGGGTGGGTAGTCATCCGTGCTAAAGATGCAGCAGTGCGTGAGCGCATTGCACAGTGCATGGAAGCAGCGTGCGCAAATAATACTATCGGTTACGATCAGTCTACGTCTTGGGATTTATACGATAAGGCTAAGCAGTACGGATGGGATTGCAGCAAGGTTAACACCCCAGTGGAGACAGACTGTAGCAGCCTTGTACGTGTATGTGTAGCTTTTGCTATTGGCAAGGATGTGCCGTGGTTTTCAACAGCTAATCAGGTGCTTGTACTTGATGCAACAAAGCTTTTTGATGTTATTACAGATACAAGTGTTACCAATCATGATACCGCCCTTAAACGTGGGGATATTCTCTGCACACGCACACAGGGGCACACCGTGGTAGTCCTTGATAACGGATCAGCAGTAAGCGGCAGCACCTCAAAGCCATCAGAGGGCAATACAAGCTTCTGCGGCAAGGGTATCGGAACGGCAGTTGCAAAGACTGCAATGCATATTAGAGACGGAGCAAAAGGCTCTGCAAACTCTCTTGCTATCATCCAAAAGGGAACGGCAGTAGAAGTACTTGAAGTAACCGCTGATTTTTGGTACAAAATCGTGTGGCCAGGTGCATCATGTGGCTACGCATATACTAAGGGCGGTGAAGTGTACTACGATTACACAGCCATTAAGTCTACAGCTATCAACGTGGGCGATACGGTATACTTTTTTGGTGGAGCGCAGTATATCTCCGCATGGGCTACAACACCAGTAGCAGCTAAGGCAGGAAAAGCAAAAGTTACACAGCTTTGTGCGACTGGTAAGCATAACTATCACATCGTAGGCGATGGAGTCTATGGTTGGGTAGATGGATCTACTTTAAAAAAGGAGTAAGTATGGATGCAAAGAGAATGCTTTTAGAGGATGCAATTGAGACGGCTATTAAAGCAGAAAGGAAATTTTTGCTTTGTCGTGCAATGCTGATTGCATCCGTGGCGGTGAACGTGTGCCTAGTGGCTTGTATGTTGGCGAGGTGATTCTATGGATAGAGGACTTGTAAAAGCATTCTGGAATTGCGGAGACAATACGATAATCGAGTTTGCATTGATGAGGGCGAGGCTTAACCAGAGGGAGAAAGAGGCGGTTGCATACCTCTTGGACGATTGCTTGTCGCAGGAGCAGGCAGCTGAAAAGATGTGTGTAAGTACCAGAAGATTTCAAGAATATTGGTACTCTGCAACCGATAAACTCTTGGCTCTGCCTTGGTTGGTAGCCTATGCAAATGAATTAAAAAAATAATTTTTAGGGAGCTTTTGTGGCTCCCTTTTTTAGTGAAAGCGTTGACGGATGCCAAAATAAGATGTACAATGAGCTAGAAAAATATCTCACGGAGGGAAGGAAACATGAGAAAAGTATTTTATGCGCTTGCAGCTGCATCTATGCTTATGGCATCGGTAGCACCTACAATGGCAGAGGAAACCACAGAGGCTCAAACTGTAATCGAAGGAGACGAGGACAGCATAGAGGGAATTGAAGCTCTTTTGCAGCAACTTGATAAGCGCATCGCAGAGTTGAAAATCAAATTAAAGGAGCTGAGAGGTGAAACCGCAGTACAAGAGGGCGATGTGATCTACCAAGATGATATGATTATCTTAACTTATGATGGCATCACGGACGAGTACGGAAGATATGATATCAAGTTTACTGCCGAAAATCTTACCGATAAAAAGATTCGTGTTCAGACGGCTGACGCATCTATAAACAACATTATGACGTACTCAATGTTTGCGGCAGGCATGGAGGCAAACAAGACGGCAAAGGGAACCTTGACCATCACTGACGAGGTTGAAGTTGAGAGCCTTGAAGATTTGGAGACGATGGAGTTTAAGATTCAAGTTCTGGACGATACCACATATCAAGAACTTTTACTTACCGAACCTATCACCCTTAATTTTGATTTGAGTGAGTAAAGGTGGTGCTTATGGCAAAGACTATAAAATGCCCTAACTGTGGGGCAAGTATAAAGGGGAATGCGAAATCTTGTGAGTTTTGTGGCACTCAGTTCTCGGCAGAGGTGCTAAAAGAGAACGAGAAAGCAAATAAAGCAGGGTGTCCAAAGTGTGGTAGTACAAATGTAACTTTTAGCCGTGAGAAGCAACGCGAGATCACAGCAGGAAAGAACACTGTAGCGATCAGATCAACCGTGGGAGTGTGCAAAGATTGCGGCTATACATGGGATGCAAGTGCAGGTGCGCAACAGCCGAAGGAAAAGAAAAGAACTTGGCTTTGGGTTTTGGGATGGCTTTTTATCTTTCCAGTACCTTTAACAATTTTACTTTTACGTCCAACCACTCAAATGGACAGTAAAGCCAGATGCGGCATCATCGTTGCTGCATGGGTGCTGTATGTGCTGATAATCGGTGGATCAGCTGCCAACAACAAGAATGCAGATCAGCCACCACAAACAGCGATAGAAACACAAGCAGAGCTTACAACTGAATAAAAAAAATAAATTGAGCTTACCAAACGGTAGGCTCTTTTTTATGCGCAAAATTATCGTTTCTGCATCGTGTATCTTTCAAAGCCTTTGTGCGATGATATGAGCAGGAGGAATGAGAGCATGTATAAAAAGTATAATCCAAATCCAGAAGCCGCCAGAGTAGGAGATTGCACGGTAAGAGCATTGTGCAAAGCTCTCAACCAAGACTGGGACAAAACTTACCTACAGCTATGTATACAAGGCTTGCTAATGGCAGATATGCCATCTGCTAACGCTGTGTGGGGTGCATTTTTGAGCCAGAACGGTTTTAAACGTGGCATAGTTTCGGAATCATGTCCAGTATGCTACACTGTCGCAGATTTTGCAGCTGAACACCCTCACGGGGTATATGTGATTGCGTTAGGCAGCCATGTTGTAACGGTAGTGGATGGAAATTATTTTGATACATGGGACTCAGGGCAGGAAATCCCCCTCTACTTTTGGGAAAGGAGTGATGAGAAGTGAGTTACCCCTACTATGGCTATCAAAATTTTGGGCAACCGTATAGCCCACCCGTGCCAGATCAGCTAGCACAGATGAGAATGCAGCAGAGTCCGCAGATGCAGGGCTATCAGAATTTTACACAACAGCAGCCTCAGCCCTCAGCTGATGACCGTATTTGGGTTCAAGGGCAGAATGCAGCAGAAGCCTATCTTGTAGCTGCTAATGGATTTGTGAGACTGTGGGATAGTAGCCGCCAAGTTTTCTATGAAAAGCGAGCTGACAGCTCTGGACGACCTTACATGGAAACATATGAGTATCAGCGCAAGGGTGCGGAATCGCCCAACGTAGGCACTGAGACGCAGAAGCAAGCTGTTGACTACTCGAAAGAGATAAGCGGCTTAAAGCAGCGTTTAGCGGCTCTGGAAGCACACTTTAAAAACGGAGGTAGTGTAGATGATGCAATTTCAAAATCCAATGCAGATGATACAGCAATTCCAACAGTTTAAAAAAGCATTTACTGGTGATCCCAAAGCAGAGGTTCAGAAGCTTCTTACCTCTGGGAAAATCAATCAGCAACAGCTCAATCAGTTGCAAGCAATGGCGCAACAGTTTCAAGGGTTGTTAAATAGCAATGGTAAGTAAATCACGCAAAATGCGTTGATTATACAAAAAAACTCAGAAAGGAGAAAAATTTATGAGTTTAACAAGTGAAAGTATGACTCCTGCCGATATCGCAGCCGTAACAGGTAATAACGGTAACGGAATGTGGGGTGATGGTGGTGCATGGTGGATCATCATTCTTTTCCTCTTCGTGTTCTGCGGTTGGGGAAACGGTAACGGATGGGGAAACAATGGAGGTGCAGGCGCGGCTGATAACTACGTTTTAGCAAGCGATTTTGCAACCTTACAGCGACAGATTGATAGCTCTACAGCATCGCTAGAGCGCAAATCCGATGCAATCAACAGCGGCTTATGTGATGGATTCTATGCCCAGAACACTACCGCGTTGAATGGATTCTCAAACGTAAACCAGAACCTTTGTAATGGCTTTGCACAGGCTGAGTTATCCAGAGCCAACGGGCAGATGAACCTCATGCAGCAGATGAACGCAAACAATATCACAGCTATGCAGAATGCAAATGCTTTGCAGTCTCAGCTTGCACAGTGCTGTTGTGATAACCGAGAAGCCATAGCAGGTATAAATTACAACATGGCGATGAATACGAATGCTTTGCAGCACAGTGTAGAATCTGGATTCTGCCAGACAAACTACAACAACGCTTCCAACACACGCGATATCATCGACAATCAGAACAGCAACGCAAGAGCTATCCTTGATGCACTGAACGCACAGCAGCTTGCAGCGAAAGACGCGAAGATTGCCGAGCAGAATCAGCAGATTTTCGGCTTGCAGTTGGCAGCATCACAGCAGGCGCAGAACAATTACCTGGTTCAGACACTTAAACCTGCACCAGTTCCGAGTTTCCCAGCTAGCCAGTTATACGGCTACATGGGCGGTTGCTGCAATCCGTGCAACACATGCTCCTAAAAGGGGGTGTGCGTATGGCTGAGTATACTTTAACTACCCCTACGGCTGTAGCCGTGGGCGGTACAGTGCCTTATAACAACACGATCATGAGAGGGTGTTGCAACATTCGCAAGCGATCTGGCTCTGGACAGATTACCGTAAAAGGTGGGACGTGTTGCAACCCTGCTAGATACATGGTGTACTTTCACGGCAACGTAACTGGTGTTGCAGGTGCAATCCAACTTGCACTATACCTTGATGGTGAGCAGTTGCCAGAAACCTTGATGTCAGTCGTTCCGGCAGCTGCATCCGATGTTTGGTCGGTGTGCGCTAAGACTGAGTTTTGCGTAGATTGTTGCTGTGGCACGGTATCAGCTAGAGTTGTAACTGGCGATACCGTCACAGTACAAAATGCAGCGATCATCGTTAAAAAGGAGGTGTGAGAGAATGGAAAAGACTATGGAAAATTTAAAGGATATGATTTGTACAGAGCTTGAAGAAATCGCCAAAAAGGGCGAGATGTCCGCAGGTGATCTTGATACAGTATATAAGCTCATCGTATCGAAGGAAAAGCTTCTGCGCATTGACGAGCTTGAAGAAAAGCTTGGCTATAGCGAAGACGGCAGAAAATGGAGATACAGCAGAGACGGAGAGCCAGATGGCGGTAGCAGCTATGGACGGCATTATGTGAGAGCACACTACAGCAGAGACGGTAGAGGACGCTACAGCATGGATGAGGGACGCACGATGCTTGCAGATCAGATCAGAGATATGATTGATAACAGTGATCTGAGCCAGAATCAGAAAGGCGCACTCAGAAAGGCAATGGAAGCTTTGCAGGAGTGATGATGGAAAGGGGGTAGAGCGATGCTTGATATGGACGAGATAAAAAGTGAGATTGCACGGCTTGAAAATGGAAATATCACCTTTTCAACTGTGGAAAAGCTTGCTATGCTCTACATAGTACAAGAGCGCAACTCCCCTACACCAGAACCAGAGCCAATTGAGATACAGCAAATGCCAAGATATGCGTATGCAGCAGAACCAACTGCCCCTAAATCTGATTTTTTAGAGGCGGTTGGAAAAGTACCGATAGAAAAAGCCTTAGATGTACTGGATGAGCATATGGAAGCAATAAAGCTGCTATATCCTAAGGAGTACAAGGCTGTGATCAACAAAATACTGACATAAAAAGAAGAGGGGAGCTGCGTGCCCTCCTCTTTTTTAATTTTTCTTATTGACTTTTAGCTTATTTAGAGATAATATGGAGTTGAGATAGAAATCTCATTCATGCTTGCAAAAGCATGTGGATAAAAAAAACTGAAGACAATAAGTCTAAAGAGAAAGCGGTGGAAATTCCACCGCCTTTTCTTTGTTTTTTACCTTAATCCCAAATGTGCGATCTGCAAGCCTCATCCCATTCTTCCTCCATTTCACGGAGTACAAGGGCAGGTTCTTCACCGTTGATGATTCTTTCCTTTGCTTTCCTTCCTGCGGATGCCTTTTCAAAATTTGCAGCGTATGCCCAAGCGTCAGCCTTGATGTAAGCGGCGGCACGTGGGTATTTTTCCGACATAGCCTTTAAATCATAGTTCGGTTTTGATCTAACCCCTAATCCGCCTACATCATCAAATGACTTTTCAAATTCTTTGTGCCAGCTTGCGAGGTCAGCTCTGGCAGCTTTCAATTCCTTGAGTCCTTCGATTGCATCAATTTTTGCTTGTCGCTCCTCGGCGGCTTTGATTTCTGCATTGCGGCGATCAACCAGATAATTGTATATTTCTGGTTTACGTGCTCTGATAATTTCCATAGCATTGTCGCTCTTAAGCTTTCTGGTTTCCAGAGCATAGATTGCACCTGTTAGTACCTCCTTTCCATTCTTGTATTCAGTTTTCAACCCAATATCATATCGCTTAATTAGTGCTGCGATAGATGCGTTCTGTGCGTCAAATTTCATTTTGTGATTCCTCCTTTTTGATTTTCTCAAGCCCGTACAGCTCATATAAATATTCACTGACTTTTGCATGTTCTTTTTGTGGCTTATAGTAGCGCACTGGTATCAAATCTTTTTCAGTGATCTTCCGAGTTCCCCCATACATGCTAAACATTTTAAATGAGCCGTCTTCCAATTCTATGATGTAGTGACGCGGCAGGAGTGGGGTTTCATACAATTGCTTTACTTTCATTTCTTTGCTCCTTTCTTTTACAGTTAGCTTTCACTTAGCAATTTTTCAATTTCCGATAGACGTTTCAGCAACTTTTCTTTTTCTGTTTCAAGTGCCTGAAAATCTTCTTTTACCATTCGTTCCAGTGCCAATCTAAAATAAATTGGGCACTTATTTACTCCCAGTTCCCAGTTCTGGAGTGTGCGCTTGGGGATTGAGTATAAATCCCCAAACTTTTGTTGGTTTAATCCAGTCAGCTCTCGAAGCTCCTTAACTTCCATATTGTTTTAGTTCCTTTCCTTTTTCTGACGCCAATTGTAAATTATCTTTGCGTTCTTGGAATAATGTTGACCATACTCAGGTCTTTCTCTTGGTAGATATGCACGGACACTTGATAAGCTTAACTTTACTGCCTTGGAAATATCTTCAACCCCCACCCCTTGGCTATACAATTCAAGAATCCTTGCATGTGCTGCATTTAATACATATCCATGAGTGGCTAGACACTTGGTTATTTTGTGATGAGAACAACCAGTTTGAATTGAAATAGGCTTAACTGCTCCATACTGCTTCCACAAATCAATTATAGCTTTGTCTGTCTTGCTGAGCGCGAATCTGTTATTTTCTTTCTTCATTTCTCTTTACCTTACTACATTTGGCAGTTCCTTTCTTTGCTATGACTATAGTATAGCACCGATTCAGTGCTTTGTAAAGTATATATTTGCACTAAATCAGTGCTTTTTATTGATATTTTTTGCTATTATGTTACCATGACAAGTGATAAGGTGACATAATAGCAAAAAGTAAGTACAAAAAAATTGCACAAAAATTTAAACAAAGTACACCTTGTCGACTGAGTGACGCTTGATCTCGATTCTCCTCACAACTCTATGCCAGAAATCTCGCTTTCCCTGTCTTGATAGCTGCTCGTAAATTTCCTTCCAGTTATCTGGCATCTGGCTGACTGGTAGCGCAGGTGCTGCCAAGCTCTCAAGCTCTGCAAGCTGTGCTTTCAGCTCTTTTGTTTTTTCGAGATACTCAGCACGGCTCATATCGCCATCAAGGTATATATCTTTCAGCCGTTCCAATCTCCCCTTGATCTTCTCAATTTTTCCCTCGGTGCTTTTTGCTTTCGCTGCAAGCTTCTGAACGCTTGCGTTATAATCTACAATCAATTCTTCCAGATGATCTATCATGTAGCTTTCCAAATTGTGTTCCATGACGAATGCAGCGTTTTTGCATTCTCCTCTCCGTACAGTTCTCATGCGGCATTGATAGTATAGCTTTTCACTTGGTTTGCCGTAGCTTGTATAGCAAGTACACTTGGAACCCATCCTTGCACCACAACTTGCGCAGAAGATCAACCCTGTAAAAATATATACTCTGTCTGCTTTTGGCTGTCTGGGATAATGCTGCCTTGCTTGCTGTATAAGCTCATGTTGTGCAGGTGTGATATATCCTGGCACTGATACACCATAGTAAGTGCCGTAGTACGGCTCTTTATCAAGTAGAAAATGAGCGGTTTTGCGAGACATTTTCAAGCCCTTTTCGGCAGCTGCATCCATGGCTTGCACTGGGCTGTATGTGTTTAAGTAGGTGTCAAAAAAGGTTTGCATAGCATCCTTAGTCTTTGGATCAAAGTCTATGGTAGATGCTGATGTGCGGATATATCCGAGTGGCATCTTACCTACTATGATATATCCCTGCGATTTGCGATACTCGTTAACCGCTCTGATACGCTCTGAGGTGCGGTCTGACTCAGCTTGGGCGATACTCAACATAATGTTGACTTTAAACACACCTGCGGACGTTTCCGTCTCGTAGTCCTCCCAGATAGCTCTCCAAGGCACTTTTGCGGCATCAAGCTGACTCTGTACCTCATAGTAGTCCGCAACGGAGCGAAACCACCTATCAAGCTTTGTGAAAAGGATGATATCAATTTTGTGATCTTTGCAATCCTGTATAAGCTGTAGCAGCGCAGGACGTGCTTTGTACTTCTTTCTCGCACTAATGCCTGCATCGTTGTAGATGCCTGCGACTTCCAGACCGTTCTCGCGGCAGTACTTTTGCAGCGCATCAATCTGGCTATCTACTGATAAGCCGTGATCTCTTTGTTCTGCGGTTGATACACGGACATATATAGCCGCCCTTTTCTTTCCTTCCATTTCCTTTTATGTATCCTTTCTTACTGTGTCACGTTTACATGATTAGTCATGTAAAAAGTGTTAAAAAAAGTATTATATCGCTTTCCTCTTTGTGTTAGCATGGAAACATCTTTTTTTAAGGAGGTGCATCATATGGATAGAAAGGAGCTTATAAAAAAGATATCTAACCTGCTGCAAACCTTTGATCTTGTCACACTGTTAGCCATTTACCGCACGCTTAAACGCGTACAGAAAGGAGCCGTAAATGAAAAAGATGCTGATTAAAAAGATAACCGATATGTTGCAAACACAAAATGAAGATGTGTTGCTGTTAATTTATGAAATTTTGCTTAGGATGTAGCTTGTTTGAGTTCTTTGAGGTTGCACAGTATGCCCCCAAAACTCTGCGCTTGATCCTCTGAGAGCTGCAAGACGTACTGTACAGCCTCAATTGCGACTTGGTAACGGCTTGATGTGGGATCAAGTTGCCTCAGTTGGCTTGCGATGTTGGAGACTTCCGCGCAGGATGTAACCTGCATTTCACCTTTTCCAGTCCGCAACCACTCCTCACGAATGCCGAATCTCTCGCAGATCAGCGTGATACTCTGCGTGCTTGGCTTGCTTTTTCCACTGCACATGTTGGATACTGCCGACTCCGAAATTTGCAAAGTTCGTGCCAATCCTGCCTGTTTTATTCCCTTCATCTTCAATATCTGTAAAATTCTATCACCGATTTCCATTTTTTTCACCTCCCTTCTCTTCTTATTATATCACATTCCCTTTTGAAAGTAAATAGATAGCTTATATAAATTAAGGAAAAGACTAATAAAAAAAGGAAACCAGAACAATCTGGCTTCCTAAATGCGGGGAATTATTGAGTTTTTTTCACACAACGCCCCTCGTGCCGAAAGGAAGCATGAGGGGCAGACAGAAAGGATAAAGGTACTTGCCTTTTGTGGTTATCCCACATAGAGAAAAGTATAAAAGATGTATGAACCCTTTACAACCCTAACTATAAGTGCGATGAACAAAAAAAGCAAGGACTTTTTTTAAGTCCCTGCTTTTTTTTACCTTTTTACTGAGTGCGGTAATATGCTGCGGAAATGCAGCGTTTTTTTTTACCTTTCCCCCTTGCTGATCGCAGCATTAAGCTTGCGGATCATGTCCAACACAGCTTGCATTTGGGTTTCATCCAGCTGCAAAAGGTACTTGTTAAGCTCTACCAGAAAGTTATAGGTTTCTGGGGCGGTTTCTTCCTTGCGAAAAAGTTGTGCTGTGATCTCTGCAATTTCAGCTTGCTTGGTAAGTGGAGCTTTCATTTCTCCCTTACCAGTTTTTAACCACTCTTCATTTATTCCAAATTTTTGACAGATCAATGCAATGTTTTGTGCGCTGGGATTTGTCTTTCCACTGCACATTGTAGATACTGACGCTTCTGAAATATTAAGTGCTCTTGCTAGGTCAACTCTTTTTTTGCCTGCATCTTTTAATATAAGTAGTATTCTTTCGTTCAATTCCATTATTCGTACTACCTCCTTTCGATATTAACTATATCATACCCTAAAAAGAAAGTAAAGAAAAAAGTTAGAGAAACTAAGAAAAAATACTTGACATTTTAGTGAGTCTAAGTTATAATTTAGACAAGCTAAGAAATACAAAGCTTGACAGAAAGGAAAACAAAGATATGAAAACATGGAAGGATGAAACAATCAAGAGAGAACTGAACAGACTTGCAGAGGGATTGCAAGAGGTTGACAAGACAATTATTTCCTATGTGAGAATCAGCATGGGAAACTTATCCGACACCAGAACAGTTACAGTCTATACCGATTTCGCAAAGGATGAGTGGTTATTCAGAGCAATCTTCGATTTTGAAGTTAACACAATGACACTTGAGTGTAGAGGTGTAGAGCCATGTACAAATCGAATCTCATCTCTGAAACGTAGCGTTAATGCTTGCATAGAAACTTTTAACTGCACATTTGATGAGTTTGAATATTACTACGGAGTGCCTTATAAGCATTATCTTCCAACCGCTGAGACAGAAGAGGTTACAGAAGAAACCGCAGAGAATAGCAAGGTTAAAGCAGCTGCACAGTACCTTAGCAACAAGATCACAGGATGGTACGAGAACGCAAGAATTGATTACGGTGTGAACGGTAAGTTCCTTAGCTGCAAGGCAGAGGGTGAAAACGGTATCCGCATCAACTGGGAAGAGGAAGGCAAGGAGTACACAATGGTGATCAACTGGTTCACTGAGTACACCACAGAACATCTTTACAATATTTGGATGGAGCAGGGTGTAGAGGTTGAGGAAGTTGAGAAGCAGCCAAAGGAAGAAGAACAGCAGGTAGTGACCATTGATAACACACAGCTTTTCCTTAAAGATCTTGCAAAGAGCTTCGATGCAGCAGGATTCGCAACATCTTACAAGGAGTCTTATCAGGGTGCATATAACATACACGCTATGGCAGATCAAGGAACCATGGTAGATGTAGATTTTAGCAACGGAGTACTTAGTAAGACGTCAGCAAACGCAGTTGTATATAGCGGTACAGATTGCATTATCATCGACTACGCAAAGTACAGCACCGAGGCAGATTTTATTAAAGCAATCACAGAAAAGGTTATTGCCAGTAAAAGAGAAAAGGAGCTTTCCAAAGCAACCAAGCTTTTTGAAAGTACAGATAGCACAGACAATAAGGTGCGAAAGCTCCGCAAGGAGTTTAAGCAGTGGGAAGTATTGCAGGAGAGAGAAAAGGAAGCAGATGAAGCTTTCAAAGCTGCGTATAAGCAATACAACAAGATAGCACGCATGATAGCAGAGCTTATCAATGTAGATGTGCTTGACGCGAAATGGATGCTTACAAGTGGAAAAGAACGTGTTAAGAAAATCTTAGGACTGTAAAGCCTTTGCTGACCTAACGGCATGACGGGGAGGAGGATATAAAAATGAGTGAAAAGACAGAAAACAGACTGAGAACCGAGCTAACCAAGCTTGATGAGCTTGTAGCAGAGGGTGTACACCTGCTTGGAGAATACATGAATGACCCAGAGAGCGAGGTAAAGAAGAGTGCATATCATGAAACATGCATGATGATCAATAATCAGTTTACAGATTGTGCAGTCCTTCTCAGAGATTGTGGATATGCTCCAGATTTTGAAAAAGCTGTCAAGCTGTTGAGAAGCGTGGGCGCGCATAGACTTTCTATGGCAGTTTGATAGTTCAATGCAGGGAGGTGAGGAAATGTTTTATATCAAAGGGCAGGAAGTCAACAGCTTGGGAGATTTGCCAGAGGACAGCCGTAAAGAGGCGGCACATGACATCCTCACCGAGCTGTACAAGATATGGTGCAGAGAGCATGGACAGGAGCTAGAGAGCATCGAGGTAAACAGAAAGAGAAAGGGGGATGTGGGTGCATAAATACACGGTACATTTTTACGTAGATTGGCAATTGGTAGCAGGCTGCATCATTGAAACCTATGACAAGGATAGTGCAGAAAAACTAGCAACTGCCAAATTGCAAGACGAAATCAAAGAAATAGAAAATGCACTGAATGCAAAGGTTAACCGAACTTTTGTATCACAGTTACCAGATAATCAACACAGAAAGGAAAGACAATGACAGACAAAGAGTTAAGATCAAAATTCGAGTGGATAATCAGAAACGAAGTATATCCAAACAGCGAGGATATGCAAGATTATGTTATTCGCCAAAATGAATGCCTTATTGAGCTTTCAGGCGAGAGAATTACAAGTATCAAAAAGCCTGAGAGCCTTGGCGATATATATTACTTCGAGGAACGCGTAGGAATGCTGAGAAAGTGTCTCAAGGGGACTCACAAGTGTAGAGCGATTAGTTTGTTGAACGGATGCAAACTTGTACATACAGTTTGCTACAAGGCAGAAGATGAGCCTGATTGGATATCTGAGAATCCACAAAAGGTATCTAAGCTCTGGAAGAGAGACATAAAACGTATCATCGCAGGATATCAGGCAATGATCAAGCAGTATAAGAGAGCTTTAGGAGGGGCAGAGGAATGACGCAGAAGGAGTTGAGAAAGAAGTACATGCAGATCATCAAGACCGAGGTATATCCGTGTAGCAGAGAAATGCAGGAGTTTTCAAAAAGAAGATGTGGCTACATTGTAGAGCTTACAGACGGTAAGATCATCAGATTATATAAGCCAAGAAAGCATGTTCCGTATGATTTCACTGAGATTATGGACAAAATTACCAGATTAACGTTATGTCTTGAAGGTTTCTGCAGGTGCAAGACATTTGTGCAGTATTTCGCATCATCAAACGATTGTGATCTGGTACAAGAAGTTACATATTCTGGTATAGAGCCAGAGTGGATGAAAGAAAAGGCAGCCAGAGGGCAAGAAAGAAATAGTGAAGATGTCCAGAGAATCATTGATGGCTATAAGTATCTGCTGATGAAATACAAGGTTGGAGGTAAGAAATGAAAGTAACAGATATTATCCATAAGATTTCCAATATAGTTTGTAGAATGCCTGACACTCTTTTCCCGACTAGTGTAGCTACAGCTTGGAATGTTGGCGAGATCAATGCATTATGTTCTTTGCTATCCGAATATGCAGGAGTTGGAACAGGAGCAAATTATACTATTGATGAATCCCTTCATGTCTGCATAATTCGCGAGATCACAATAGGAAGCCACACAATCTATCATGATAAGGCACTTGATCAGGTGGAAATTGATGCAGCACTTGAAGAATATGAATACCTTGAAATTTAATTAAATTGTAGCTCCGCACGGATTACCCTTCGGGTAATGCAGGTTCGACTCCTGCGCGGAGTGATCAGGTTTGCGCGAACCTTGTAACTATTGGAATGCACAAGAAAGGAGCACACATGTTAGAGTACACAAACGAAGAGTTTGGAAGAATCAGAGTTGAACTGATAACGTCTAAAACATATTTCTATGCCGCTGACGTTTGCAGAATCCTTGGAAAAGGCACATGGACAGGCACATATACGCAGAGATATGCAGGGAAAGAGCATATCAAGCAGATTAAGAATGGCTTGAAGAAAGCAAATCTGATTGATTTTGACGGAGTAATGAATTTGTGCGAGAAAGCACAGGCAAAGACTAGTAATTTGCTTATGAGTGTAGCAGAGAGAATCAACTACAATGTCATGTTTTTAGAAGAATCGTTCACTGGAACGAGATATTTACCTTTTTGCAAAGATGAACAGCAGGACTATGAAAACGATGCAGGAGATTTTAAGGTTTTCCATCACGCGATTTTTGGGAAAATCAGAGCAACATTGATTGACAAGAATATGTATTTCTATTCAACAGATATCTGCAAGGCTTTAGGCTTTAAGCGGTATGGAAGCGTATATACTAACCGCTATGCAGGCGAAGAAAACTTAAAGCAGATTGTCAGCGAGTCAATGAGAGGCACACGTTGCATCAATGTTATAAGCATTGCAGGAGTACGCAATCTGTGTCAGCGTAGCAAGCTATCTCCAGATACTATATCAGATTTCTCAAACTGGCTGCATAACGCTACAAAGCAGGAAAAAGAGCCTGAAAAGCCACAGGCAGAAGAAAAGCCAGTAGAAGAGATTCCGCTTGCCAAAGCTAATAGATATATCGCCAAAGAACCTATTTTGATGGAAGAAGTAAAGCAGGAACTAGAAGAGCATGAAGAAATCAAGGAGGAAGAAACAATGGAATCAAACGCAATGAAGATTTTTAGCAATCCAGAATTTGGAGATATCAGAACAGAGGTTATCAACGGTGAGCCGTGGTTTTGCCTGAGTGATGTATGCAAGGCATTAGAGCTTGAGCAGGTAAGCAGAGTCAAAGCAAGACTTAATTCAGCCGGGGTTACTACTAGTAAGGTAGGGGTGCAAACAGGGCTGAAAGCAGATGGAACACCATCCATTCAGATTGTATCAATGAGTTTTGTCAACGAAGCAAACCTCTACAAGACCATCTTCCAGAGCCGCAAGGAAAGTGCAGAACGCTTTACAGACTGGGTTGCAGGTGAGGTACTTCCTTCAATTCGTAAGACTGGCAGCTATCAGCAGACTCCACCGCTTACAGCAGCAGAACAGATACAGCTAATTGCGAAGGGGTGTGTAGAGCTTACACAGCAGGTTGCCACCCTTGGGGCAGAGGTAACAGAGCTGAAAACAGATATGCCGCTGTATGGATGCGAGATTGACGAGGTACAGCAGCACGTAAAGCGCAAGGGAGTGCAGTGTTTAGGCGGTAAGGACAGCGAAGCATACGCAGACGGCAGCATCAGAAGCCAAGTGTATAAGGACATTTACAGCCAGTTGAAAAGAGAGTATGGCTGTGTGAGTACCTATAAGAGTATCAAGCGTAAGTATATTGCAGATGTACATGATTTCATTGACTGCTATCAGCTTCCGACAGTACTTGAGGAGCAGATCACGGCAGCCAACGCACAGCAGAGACTTTTTTAAGGAGGAAAAAATGATGTTAAACGAGATTAAAGAGTATTTCAGCGACAAGCAGCGCGAGGCATTGCCACTTATCATCACCGAGGCGGCAACCCTGCCTAGTAGCTACAGAACATTCTTACTTGGCTATACCTCAGGCATGGCAGATGCGGCAAGACTTGAGGTAATGCGTCAGGCAAAGAGGGAAGCAAAATGAAGGTGATTTGGCAGCCTACACTAGAAGCAGAAAAGCTTGTAAGTAATGCAGAGAGAGCATTACAGTGCCAGATTTCACGAGGATTTAAGGCGCGACTTGAGAAGGAAGCGAAGCACGAAAGATTCCTTGATGCAATTGCTAAGGGTATCTCAGATCTGATTCTTGGATGTGTTATCTTTGGCGGCATGGCAATAGCATTATACTTTGGTTCAAAATAAGGAGGATAGAAAAATGAGTAGTGTTACAGGATATGTTTTTGAAGGAATAGATGGCAAGATGCATTTTAGCCTTGATGTTGCAGACCCAAAGTTAATTGCAAAGCTTCGCAGATATCTTACTGATGCTGCTAGCTTTGCAATGGCTCATTTAGATTACGAGCAGGCAGAAGCATATTTGCATGATGCAAATCATCTTTACAGCTTGATGTCAGAGGCAGTAAGAAAGGGTGAAGAGAAAGCAGAAGCGGAGGCAGAAGAGAAAGCAGAAGCGGAGGCAGAAGAATAATGGCATTTTCACTGTATGAAATCAATTCACAGATTGAGCAGACATGGGGAGCAGCAGTAGACCCTGACACAGGAGAGGTCATAAACGAAGAAGCATTGCAGGAGCTTGAACAGCTTGGAATGCAGCGAGAGGAGAAGCTTGAGAATCTAGCATTGTTTTACAAGAATCTTTCGGCAGAGGCAGAAGCATTGAAAGCCGAGAAGATGCGCCTTGCAGCACGTCAGGCGGCAGCAGAAAAAAAGGCAGAGGGTATCAAAAAGTACATTGAAGCGTCTATGGATTCCGCAGGGGGCGAGAAGATCAAGACAAGCAAGGTTGCCATTGGTTGGAGAAAGTCAGAAAGCGTCCAGATCAATGCAGGGGCATTTCTGCCTGACGAGTACCTTACCTACGAAGAGCCAAAGCCTAATAAGGCAGCAATTAAAAAGGCATTAAAGGCAGGTACTTCCATTGATGGTGCAACACTCGTTACCACAAATAATATTCAGATCAAGTAAGCAGGAGGGAGAAGGGATGGAAGAAATTATTAAGATAAACTACGAGTCAGAGCAGCCGACTGTATCGGCAAGAGAACTGCATGAGGGACTTGAGATCAAGACAGCCTTTAAAGACTGGTTTCCGCGGATGACAGCATATGGATTTGAGGAAAATCAAGACTTTATATTGGTAGCTCAAAAAAGAGCGACCAATAATCCAAAGAATCCTATAACAACTTGCAATGATTATCAAATCTCCATCGACATGGCAAAGCAAATTTGTATGATTCAGCGCACTGACAAGGGCAAACAGTACCGCCAGTACTTCATTGATCTTGAAAAGGCATGGAACACACCAGAGCAGGTAATGGCAAGAGCCTTAAAGATTGCCAATAATGAGATTGAGAAATTGAAAACTGATAACCGTGTACTTATTGCAGATACCGAGCGTATGAAGCCAAAGGAAATCTTCGCAGATGCCGTATCATCCAGTAAGGACTCCTGCCTTATTGGAGACTTGGCAAAGATCATTTGCCAGAACGGACACAAGATTGGACAGAAGCGGCTCTTCGAGTGGATGCGCACGAATGGCTATCTTATCAAGGGTGGAAGTAGTAAGAATATGCCTACGCAGAAAGCTATGGAGTTGAAACTGTTTGAGGTTAAGGAAACCACCATCACGAATCCAGACGGCAGTATCAGAATTACGAAAACGACTAAGGTAACAGGAAAAGGGCAGGTGTATTTCGTGAATAAGTTTGCAGAGGTGGAAGGATGAATAAACGGCAGAGAAAGAAGCAGTTCAAGAAGCTTCACGGCATGAACCCCAAACAGTATTTTCTTGAGAAAGCAATGCCAGAAATCGTAAAAATTGTAGTAGATGTAGCTACTGCTATGGTTAGAGTATTGTGCAAGCTTAACGGTACTCTTTGGGAGATTGCCAGAGTACGGATGGCAAATGCTAACCTGCTGAAAAACCTCACAGAGCAGCGAAAGCAGGGGAAGAGAAAGAAAGGAAAATGGAGCAGATGAAATTTAGAGCATTGACAGCGGATGATGTGGAAGTGCGCATCGCAACCGTAAAGAAAAATGGCGTATCACTCCTGCTGTATAAAGACGCAAGAGTAGATCAGAATATCTTAGATGATACCGCAGGAGCTGAAAATTGGCAGAAGAAATACGAGATCATCGGAGGCAACCTCTTTTGCAGCGTAGGCATTCGAGTGCTGCACGAAGATTCGCAGGATAGAGAGTGGATTTGGAAGCAGGATGTTGGTGTAGAAAGCTACACCGAGAAGGAAAAAGGACAGGCTTCGGACGCTTTCAAGAGAGCATGTTTCTGTTGGGGTATTGGAAGAGAGCTATATACAGCACCGTTCATCTGGATTCCTGCCGATAAGTGTAAGATTGATCAAGTCGCAGGCGATTACCAGAGGTATACCTGCTATGATCGATTCCGAGTAAAGAGTATGCAGGTTGAGGGCGGCAAGATAACCGCCCTGGCAATCACTAACGAGCGTGGGGTTGAAGTGTTTCAAATGGGAATGAAGAGGGTAGAACAGAAGGTAGAGCAGAAGGAGCTTAAACCTATGCTTGTATCTGCCGATGAAATTAAGATCATAAGGGCAGAGTTAGCTAGAACAGGATTGCCTGAGGACACCATTTGCACAGCGTACCATATCGCAAAATTGGAAGAAATGACACTGGGGCAGTTCCAAAACTGCAAGAAGAGATTACTTGCGACTAAGACTAAGGAGGAAAAATAATGGCAAAGTTGACACCATTGAAAGCAATTCGCGCCAAGTGCATGGATTGCACAGCAGGGCAGTTTATCGAGATTCGCCTTTGTACCTGCACAAAATGCCCTCTGTACGAGTACAGAATGGGAAAACGTCCTAAGGGTGAGGAAAGTATCGCTGAGGAAGTCGAAACCGAGAATAGCGCAGATAGCGCGGCACTTATTGGCACAGATGAAGAATTTGAGGAGGGTGAAGATGAATAAAGTAATTTTGATGGGAAGATTGACACGTGATCCAGAAGTCAGATACGCGAATCAGGGCACACGACAGATGGCGGTTGCTAGATACACTCTGGCAGTAGATCGCAGAGTATCAAAGCAAGGAGACCAGACAGCAGATTTTATCAACTGCGTAGCATTTGACAATCAGGCAGAGTTTTGCGAGAAGTATATGCATCAGGGAATGAAGATGCTTATAACAGGGCACTTGCAGACAGGCAGCTACACCAACAGAGAGGGGCAGAAGGTGTACACCACTGATGTGGTAATTGAATCGCAGGAGTTTTGCGAGAAGAGAAGCGAGGGCGAGTCATACGTACCTCATCCTGCTATGGCAGAGGCGCAGAAGAATACACCACCAAGTCAGCATAAGGACGGGTGGATGAATATTCCTGATGGTGTAGAAGATGAAGGCTTACCATTCAATTGATTAGGAGGCACACATGGAAGTATCAGGAAGGTTTGATGCAGTATCTCTCACAATGGAGGGTGGCTTAAAAGTCACCTTCCTGATAGCCGATAAGGAAAAGGCATTGCGAGAGATTGAAGCTATTAAGGATGCGCAGGAGCTTATAATCACTGCCAAGCCACACAAGGCGAAGCGCAGCCTCGATGCAAACGCTTACTTTTGGGTGCTGTGTGATAGGATCGCAAAGCGGTTAAGCTCAGACAAGTGGACGATCTACCTCTTGCAGCTCTCAAAGTATGGAGTATTCGCAGACCTGAGAGCAACCGCCCAGGCACTTGAAATTTTAAAGGATAAGTTTCGATACACTGAGATTTTGAGTGCAGAGGGAGAAAGTTATATAGTGCGATGCTACTTTGGTTCATCCACCTACAACACGAAAGAAATGAGTGATTTGATACATGGGACGGTATCGGACGCAGGATCGCTCGGAATTGACACTGCCACGCCAGAAGAAGTTGAAAGAATGCTTGCTATCTGGAAGGGTAGCAACAACATGAAAGATTATTGATAGCGTTTAAAACCCCCGTAGATGCCTTTTAAAGCGATTTGAGGTTTTAACTGATAACTTATAAGCTAGAGCATATCAAACTGCTAAAAGGCATAGCAGAGGGGCAAGAAAGGAGCAAAGAATGAGAATTATTAAGTATGGCACTAAAAAGTTAAAGATGCAGCGTTTTACATGCCCGTATTGCGGAAGCATTTTTGACGCGGAACCGGGTGAGTACAAAACGAATTTTACAAAGGGTGTTCAATACAACATTATCACATGCCCTTGCTGTCGCTTGCAGGTGATGCAGGCAGAGGAGGAATAAACGGATGGCAAAAAGATATTATTGGCTGAAATTGCCAGAAGATTTTTTCAGACAGAAGGCTATCAAAAAGCTGAGAAGAATTGCAGGAGGAGATACCTACACAGTAATCTACCTTAAAATGCTTTTGCTGGCACTCAAGCAGGAAGGAAAGCTTTTCTTTGAGGGAGTGGAAGATGATTTCTGTGATGAGCTTGCACTTGATTTAGACGAAGAGCCAGACAACGTAAAAATAACAATTCAGTTCCTAATTGCACAAGGATTGATGCAGGAATGTGCAGATAATGAGTATATTTTGCCAGAATGCACGAATCTGACAGGCTCAGAAGACCCCAGTGCAGCACGTGTAAGAGCTTACAGAAGCAGAAAAGCGTTACAATGTAACGCGGATGTAACGGAGTGTAACGTGGCTGTAACAAGCTGTAACACAGAGAAAGAGATAGAGAAAGAGACAGATACAGAGATAGAGACAGATACAGAGAAGAGCAAAGAGAAAAAGAAAAATACAGAGGATAGAGGAGAGGTAAAGACAGAAGGAACTATTTCTGACGAAATAGTTTGTCAGACGCAAAGCGTCTCACTTGATGTAAAAGAGGTAGCAGAGGCTTGGAATGACTTGCAGGGCTTGGGAATCAAGCCAGTAAGCAAGATGAGTGCATCCAGTACCAGATACAAAGCCTTATCAGCAAGAATCAGAGAACACGGAAAAGATAAGGTGTTAGAAGCTATCGAAAATATCAAGGTGAGTAACTTTTTACAGGGCATGAACGACAAAGGATGGGTAATCACTTTTGATTGGTTTGTGAAACCTAATAATTTTGTAAAGGTTCTGGACGGAAATTACAGTAACAGAGTAACGAGAGAGCAGGAAAAGAAAGGTGATGACAGATATGACGGTATCAGAAAGTGGGCTGAAAGAAAAGCAGCAGAGAATACAGCAGGAAGAGACGTTGACACCAGAGCAGGAAACGTGGTTGAAAACTGCGGCAGTGCTGAGGACAGCGTACCAAGGAAAGGATTTTTTGGTTTCTGATAAAGCCGTTGAGCTGTGGTATCAGATGTTACAGGATATCCCCATGGACAAGGTGCAGGATGCAGTTGCACGATACATCATGGAGGAACATTTTCCACCTACAATTGCAGATATCCGCAAGCGGTGTGCAGAGGATAATGCAGCACAACTCCCAGACTGGGAGCAGGGGTGGGCTGAGTGGCTGACAGCGATGCACAAGTATGGATATATGAGAGAGGATGAGGCTCTTGAGAGTTTGAGTCCGATTACAAAAGAGGTTGTAAAGTGCCTCGGATGGAAAAATCTCTGTCATAGTCAAAACTTGGAGGGCGATAGAATCGCCTTTAGAGAGGTACATAGCAGATATGTAAAGCAGGCGCGAGAGAATTTGCAGCTGCCAGAGCAATTGAGAGTGGGTTATTACCAGATACCAACGTATACCGAGGAGAGATTGCAGATTGAGGCAATACAGAACGGCATGAGGTATATCGGAACGGATCAAAGAACAGAAGGGTATGCAGAAGTGGCTGCAAAACGCATTGCAGAAAGAATTGGTAGTGAGCAGCTGAAAGTAGTGACAAAATGAAATTTGAGAAAATCAAAAGAGTGACTTACTACCGCTGCCCGATTTGTGAAGAAAATTCTACTAATCGAGCAAAAATAGAAATGCATTTTCGCGAAGCTCATCAAGTTAGAGCTGATAAATTTATCTGCTGTGGCATTTGTGGAGAGGGTTGGAACACAAAGAGATTCGGTGAAGAAGGAGCTAGAAAATTAGCGGAGCAGCACTACCAAAGTCACATTGATGATGGTAGTGCAGATACTACAGCCAGAAGTGCTTATTTTCTTTCACATGGCTATTGGGGCTATGTGAAAAGTATAAAAGGAGGGCGCGAGGATGGATAAGCAACAGGAAATCAAACAAAAGATGGCAGAGGCTTTCCAACACTGGGAGAAACTCAAAACCTATGGCGGCAATGACTGGTGGTGGTCGGACGGATGGACGATGAATGAGGAACGAAAAAACATTATAGACTTGCGTTGGCGATGTGAGCACGAGTTGAAGCCCGAAGAATACCCCGAAGAATATAACCGCCCTGTCCCTGACCTTGTAGATAACAATTATGTGGCACGACCTGACGAAATCAGGAGAAATGCGGCAAACACTCTGCGGATATGCCTTGAAAGCTCTGTGTATCAGTACGTGAAAGCCAATTACAAGGTACTGGGTATGGATGCAGAAATAGCAATGCTACCAGTAGAGGGGCTGCAAGATATGGCAAAACATGAAGATTTGGTATATATGCGTAGATACGAGAAACCAGATCACATTTTAGATTTGCTTCAAGAGTGTAAGGAAAAAATCATGCAGCTGTTGGGAAGAAGATAAAAAGGAATTGCCAGAAGGGCAGTTATCAATATTTGATTTTATGTAAAGGAGAATTAAATGATTAACTATTTAGTTACAGCATACTTAGTCGTTTGCGGAATTGCAACAGGGGATGCTTTAACCCTGGTTGCAGCAGGTGCATTCGCTGTAGCAGGAGCTATTGCATGTGCAGATTTTAGAGAAAAGAAATAAGGAGGAATGGGAAAATGGATGAACAAATTAAATTTGAGATGGATTCCGATGAGGCATTTGACATTTTGAAGGATATCGGAGAGGCAGAAAACGAGTTGGGAAAGCAGTGTTGGAAAGATGGATTAAAAGCACAAGCGATTGAGTATTTTAAACATGAGGCTACATGCGAAATTGCGATTAAAGCAATCGAAAAAACAATTCCAATGAAACCAACTAGAATTAAAAAGGGGAATTATGTATCAGATATCTATAGATGCGAATGCTGCAAACAGCTCATCGCAGTTATTCCAATGGTGGCAAAATATTGCGATAACTGCGGACAGAGACTTTACTGGGAGGATTAAAAGCGAGTATGAACATGGACATGGAATTAAAAGTAGTGCAGGGGCTTCGCCCTTGCTACGTTAAGCATGGACTGCAAAAGAAAGCAGCGATGTTCCATCAGTGGGAAAACGTGAGTTACCCAGTGAGAGAAGAATTATTTATTGGTGGTATGCCATCTGGTATCGTTTCACATACTCTGGCGATTGTAGAGTACGAGAACGGAGAGGTGTGCAAGGAGCAGCCAGAAAACATTATTTTTACGGATAGCAAAGAATATGTTTTTCCGAGAGAGGAGGAAGAGAATGAGACTGATTGATGCGGATGCATTGAAAGCCGAAATTAACAGCTCGGCAGATAGAGCAATTGAGGAAATTGGTGTGGGACATCTTTTTGGAAAATTGCTTTTTACGCAGGTAATTGAAGCAGTTAGTAAAAAGATTGATGCGCAGCCAACAGTTAAAAACAGAAAGAAGAGAAGAAAATGAAAAGTATAATGCAGACAAAAAAAGAGTGCTATGTCTGCCGCAGTCTGGTAGGGGCAGAAATGTCCCTGCCAGACACAGGGCTTGAAATGCACCACATCTTCGGAGGGACGGCAAACAGAAAGCTATCCGAAAAGTATGGCTTAAAGGTGTGGCTATGCCACAGACACCACAACGAGCCACCAGAAGGAGTGCATTTCAACAGAGAGCTGATGCAGCAACTCCACGAGGAGGGGCAGAGAGCTTTCAAAAAAGCTTATCCAGAGCTGAGATTTATAAGCTTTTTTGGAAAAAATTACTTGTAGGAGGTAGAAAAGTATGAAACCAAATGTGATTGAATCAATTTATGCAGGCGAAACACCGCACATTCTCGTGCCTGACGTACAGTTAAAAGGTGGCGCAGGGCTGTACCACTTTAAGACCAGAGACGGCAAGGAATGCTCTGCAATCTGGAAAGACGGTGTGGAGCAGTGGTGGCGCTACAGAGAGAGCGAAGAAAAAATGGTAAAGGATTGGAATGAAAAAAATGAGTGATTATTTATTGCCAAGTGTTGGAGATCACGTTTTCCATATCTGCAATTATAACGTGGGTAATGCAACACTCAATAAAAAGGGATTGGATGGATTCAGGAACTACGGAATCGAAGTAGTAGAGGGAAGAGTAGAAAGAAAACTGACCGACCCAGAAATGGACACAGTAATGACAATCGTAGAGAAAAGAAACCTCAGCAAAGGGGAATCAGGCATCTACTTTTGGGATGTAGAGGACTTCGGAAAGAAGGTTTTTACAAGTCGTGAAGAAGCTGCAAAGTACGCAGATAAGAGAGCATACGACATGGATCATGCTTACGGTAACAAGTTTGAACAGAAACCCATGTACAAAAACTGGAAACACTGGGGGTTAAATTTGCCACCAGTAACCAAGGTTAATAAGTTTGCACCAGATACCAAAAAAAGAAAAGGTTTTCAACCTCGTCCTCTGCCAGAAAACTTTGAAGAGGTTTACCCAAAGTGGAGAGACGGGGAGTACACAAACGCACAAGCTGCCAAGCTTTTAAATCTCCCTCAAACAACCTTTGCTTGCGTTGTAAAGCGTGAGTTAGCAAAGAGAGGGGAAAAGCATAGCTTAAAAAACTGCGGAGCGAGAAAACCGCTTCCAGAGGGCTTCAACGATGTATACGAAGAATGGGAATGTGGAGAGATAAGCGGTGCGCAGGCTGCGAGACAGCTTGGTATGGAGTATACGACGTTTAAATATAATGCAGAAAAGCTTTTTAGAAAACGTGAGGCAGAAGGAATTATTTAAAAGGAGAAATGAATGGAATCTTTTGTATTCTTTTTGAGCGGAGCTGTAGTTGGACTCATTGCAGTTGCTATTATTTTTTACTTTAGAGAGTAAGGAGGGTTAAATAATGGAACTTATAATTTTTTTAGGTGGGTTTGTAGTGGGCAGTATCTCAACAATCGCTATTGCGGTATGTATTGCAGGTGGTGATGATTATTAACACAGCAAGGTACACCAACTGGTGGTATAACATAGTCTTAAATTTAATCAAGGAGTGTGCGAGGGGGCGGTACAGCTCCCCACAGCTCAAGAACATCGAGAAAGCAATGGAAGAGGCTGTGAAGGTAACAGCCGTATATGATAACTGGGAGTACAGGCTAAAAGCGATATACTTAATCTTTTATGCAGAACACAGCATTCCAAAAGTAGCGTATGAGCTGAGTTTTTCGGAACGCACGATACAGCGTTGGAAAATTGATTTTGTAAACGAGGTTGGAAAGCACGCAGGCTTTTAAGTTGGCACAAAATCAATCAAAAAGAGGGTTATCATATAGTTGTTACAGGATATTCACCTCCTATAATGCCTCGGAGATAAAAGAGGCAGGGCGTGTGGGACGCTCCCCCAGTGAAATTCTGGTTCTCATTTGCATTTCCTTTCTTTGAAGCGTCTCTTACTTGTGGGGGACGCTTTTTGTGATGGTGAAAAAAATAAAATGAAAGGTGGTTATACATGGCAAGGGCACCAGATGAGCGAGCAGAAAAAGCGAGAGCAATGTATCAGCAGGGAGCAAAGCTGATTGAGATTGCTACAGCATTGGAAGTCCCAGAGGGAACGATCCGAAGTTGGAAAAAACGTTATGATTGGGATAACGCAACGTTGCAAAAGAAACGCAACGTTGCAAAAGAAACTGAAACTGGGAAAGAATGCAAAAAAAAAC